TCATTCACATCTAACCAACTAGCATCATCTTCCCGCATTGGAATATACCTTATATCATGGAAACTATTAAATTTATTAGTATATATAGGAAGTTGCAGCGGATTCTACCAGTTTCCATGAATTAAATTTCTCAACAATTTATTGTCGCAAGTCATGCCAGCATAATCCTGTAGTTTCCTCTTGCTATTGAATCCCATATACCCAATTTGCATAAAATGGGTATGCGTTTCTGAATAATAAACTCTTATTACAAATTTTATTCCCGTATTCTGAATCATGATTTTTTCTTCCTGTCTATTTTATTACAAAAAATTCTCACAACTACTCAAAAATACCTTATCAATAGTTTTTAAAGTGAATATTATTAAAGATTCCTGCCTTAAAATCAATTAAAAGAATATTACCTAGACTAGGTACATCTGTATTATCGAAAACCTCCAGTAATATCGCTAAAATGTCCCTCAAAACAAATTTTTCAGTAGACTTGTCAATCTTCTCTTCAGTTTTTAATAAACAAAGATTACGTTGTATATGGTCAATAAAGTCCATCATAAAAAAATTATTAATATCATCCAATGAATCAAAATAACCGTGGCTATTTAAACCAAAACTAAAAACTATAGGATCTAAAACATTAAAATTTATTGAATTAATTCCTATAACGCTTGCTGTTACCTGTTTATATCTTGCATCGACTCTTATAGTAACTAATTCTTTTCTATCCATTTTATCATCTACCTGATTCTTTACTGATCCCCATTGAAAAAATTGTATTGCATTCATAGTTAAATATTTCTTATATCAATGTAACAATCGTTTTCGTAGATAGAAATCACCGCTGTAGAGCCTTTCTTACCGTTGAAAGTAGTATCACCTGTGTAGATGATGTTTTTTCCTGTGCAGGTAAAGGTTACTGTTCCATCATCAAAAACCTTACGAAAAGAAACTGAACCCATATTCTGAATTTGATTTAACTCAATACTACAAGCATTGGCAACAAAAACCACTTGATTTTGATGGTTTACATTTAAAGTTGTGTTTTCACCAACTCTAACACCAGCACTTATAACATCATCATACCAAGCAAGCTGTTTAAAAAATCCTGCATAACGAACTCCATCAATACTGTGTCTTACGCTCAAACGAGTTCCATAAATGTAATGACTCATTAGAAATTCTAACGAAGATGCCGAAGAACCACTTCGCCTAAAGACCAACAATAAACCTCCCCAATCATCATTACCATATTTTACAACATAAGAACCTGAAGGTCTATTTACAAAATCATTCAGTTTGCTTGCCTCAATTTTGAAACCTTCTTGCATTTTTTCTTCAAAAAAGTTTTGTGTATCAATGAAAGTGTTAGGTTTCCCTTCTATATCTCCCCACGAATGTTTATGATTCTTGTCTGCTTTGTCATCAATCTGTTTTTTTAAGTCTTGTGCCGTACCCGTATAATCTCCTTTTGGTAAGAGTCCCGAAATATTTACTTGATGAAGCCCCTCTAACTTCTCTTTATATTCATTAGTAAAGTCATTAGAACTTAATTCTTTCCCCTCTACCTTATCCACTTTTTTGTCAAATAACACCTTATGTGCCTGTGTATCTTTTAGGTGATTGCTCAATTGTTCAGCTGAAGCCGTGCCTTCTACGAGTTTGTCTAAGCCTTCTACGCTTGTCATTGGTATCTTTTCGCTCTTGTGCCAAAAACTATCTAACCACGCCCAAAACTGCTCTTGTGTTGGTTTTTTAAGGTTGGAAAACCACTGCTTTAAAGTTTCTATTGCTGTCATATCGTTTAGTTTAAAAATTAAAATCCTACATATTCAATAAACTGTACCACACGGTAAGGAGGCATATTATTGTGGGGTTGGTCGCCACCTACCTGGGAGGCTTCACGGTTCTTAAACATTCGTAAGGTATTGTTATTATCTGCTGCGCCAGGGAGTGCTTTTCCTGTAGATTTATAAGAGTCAAAGTCACCAGCACTTTTAAAAAACTCGGCATCTTGCCAACCTATATCGGCTACGGCTATAGTATCTTCATAGCTGTGTTTGTGAGCAGGTATTTCGGCTATGGTGAGTTTGTGCGAGCGTTCTCCTCCCTGCTTTAACAGTTGGTTAAGAGCGTAGTCCTGTGAGTCTTCGGGTTTCTTTACATAATCGGGGTCGAGCCCTATGGGCATTCTACCTCGTAAGTTCACGTATTCACGCCAGCCTGCGGGTATTTCGTTAGCAGGCTTTCCCCATAAGGCGATCAGCCCAATAGGCACCGCTTGCTTTTGTTTTTTGAGTTTTTCTACTTCATCTTTTAAATCTTTAAGGGCTTGTTTTTCGGATTTATTTTCCCCTAATTCTTGTAGGTTATTTACTCTTTTAAAGTGCCCCCAATTAAAAGTTTTCTCAGGTACTGACCTACCAAAAGCCACAGTTCTAATGGTTTCTAATGGTCGCAAAAAGCCATCTTCAAAAGTTGCTTCATTTGTTATTTCTTTGATAAATACGGTATCGCTCTTGGCTCCACTCTCAAAGGGTAGTAGTTCGCCATTTATAAAGACGGTACCTGATGAGATGGTGTTGCCAACCTCCTCACAACCCGATATAATAGCAAAGTTTCCTGCCAAGCTACCTAAGTGGTTAAATAGGCTGTAGGCGTTTTGCATAAAGGCAAGGAAATTCACATCGAAGGGATATCCTGCCTCGTGTGTTAGGTTTAATCTATTCATATTATTCAATTCTTATAGTCCATCTTTTACCAGCGAGTTTATAGAAGTTTACAAGAGCTTCTAACTTGTATTTGTCATATTCTAAATCTCGTGGGAGTACTACTACGAAGTCTACCCCACCATCAATATAACTGCCTCGTTGGTATAGGAATATTTTGCCTAAGTACAGTGATTTGTTAGCACTGCGGGGGTAGATGTAGAGACGTGCATTCTGTTTGCCGTCCTCAATATGAATACGTCGCAGGAGGCTGTCAAACTCATCATCAAGAGCTTTACGAAGATAACATACTTGGCTGTTATGTGCCAAGTTGTATATGTCGGATTCGCGAGCTTGTTGAAATTGGTAAAGTAGTTTATTCAAGGGAGTTGCCAACGCACGTAACCACGCTACCATCTTCGGCTTACGCAGGAAGGTTGGCGTGAGTAATACGAGCAATTTGTCAATATTGAGGTTATACATTGCTTATGTAGGTTATATCGTTATAGTTGTCTATCGTAAAGTAGCCTGCGGTGGGTATCTTGCTTATTTCAATGGTTTCAAAAGCCCCATACTCGCCACTACTGGTGATATTCTTACTTTGTGCCAATACCAAATGAGGTATCTTCACCCCCTCTGCTTGTTGAAGCGCATCAATAAGGTGTGCTAAGACCAATTCACCATTAAAAGGCAACCTTTTTAAATAGTCTTTAATTGCCGTTTCTACGGGCTTGGTAGCGTTCGTGATACTCTGTCCGTTGCTATCTAAAACAAGCGGGTCATATACTATCTTCATTTGCAGGTGCAGAATATCAGGTTGGTAGTTCACCACCGAGAGGCGTACACCCGCGTCTTTTATCTCTTGCAAATAGGCTTCAAAGGCTTGCTTTTGGCGTTCGGTGATAGGTTGCAACTGCTCGCCTTGTTCACCTGCTATTTTTATGATAAGTCTACCTTCGTTTTTGCTTTCCACCACCGCTGAGTATTTTATAATCTTACTGGCCTCTATCTGCTCCTCTGTAAACCATTGATTATTATATTTGTCGCTGTCGAGAGATAGCCCAAAACCATACTGAAAGGCAAGAGCTTTACTTCTATACCAGCGTGCAGTATGAGGTTTTAATTCCGTAAGGCGTTTATCAATATCTGTCCTATGTAAATCGAAAAGCTTCTCTAAACTCCATATAGCTACCGAGATAATATATACCCACAGTCGCCATATAGCTACTTTGGAGGTGCTGTTGAGGCTTGCCAATGCGGGCTCTTGAGCCTTTTGAGCGTAGATGAATTGCTGAATATCTTGAATACTTCTTGCCATATGTTATTGTGGTAGAAAATTATACTCTTTTGTTACTATAAAATCTAAGTTAATAGCCCAAATGCTAATACCTTCAAGACGTTCAAACACTTGTTCGTCTTCTTTACTGAAGGCTGTTGCTGGCTGTAGGTTTTTAGCGATGTAGTAGGCTAATATATCTTTGTTAGTGAACGCTTCATCTGGTAGTGCTAATGTTTTACCTGCTACTACATCATCAGTGATGTTAAGAGCATTAGCTTCGGCTAACTCAAAGATGCTTTCTATTGTGCCCGTGTGTTGCAGGGCGAGGTCGAGGAGGCTTTGATTATGTAGGACTGTTATCTCCATTATCTTGGTTATTTAATTGCCTGTGTGGCTCACACTCATCATCTAACTCAAAAGTCTTATAAAACTTCTTATTAATTATCTTGAGCAGTACCTTTGCAAATCGAAATCCTAAACAATCTAAATTTTCTAATAAACTCACAACTAATTGCCATATAATAGCTATAAGTACTACCCAATAGAGCCAGTGAAAGGGGTCGAACTCAAAGCCTCCAAGGCTTGGAAACTCTACATTAGCCGAGAAGGTATGCAGTATATAGATAGGCACTAAATAGGTAGCTATCTTCAATAACATACGCCCAAACTTGCGACTCTCGTGCTTCTCTCCTCGCTTTCGTGAGGCTTGCACCCCCGTGATCCATTCAAAGATAAGTAACACCGCATAGGCAGTTAGGAATAAGTGGTTGAAACCAAATAGGAAATGTATTGTAGCAAATAGTAATGATAGTATAACGTCCATTTTAATAAAAAGCATCGAGAAGGTATGACCAAAAGCTGAGCGTAGGAAGTCGTGAGTGTCCCTAAACCCAAATCCCTGTAAGATGTAATTTAGTTTTGTCATATTGTTAATTTGTTAGCTGATTATTCCTTTGCCTACGCCCGTAGTAGCCCCCGTATAGCTACCTGCTTGTAGGGCTATGCCCGCCTGTACTGTTACCTCTCCACTTTTTACAAAGGCTTCAATGAGGCTTGCAAGGCGTTCGGCGTACTCTTCCATACTTGCATCGGTTTTGCGTTGCATATCCTGCTGTAGGGCTATAATGCCCGCTTTTAATGTTTGTTTGTCTAATGCCATAGGTTAAATGCGTGTCGTGCTACGACTGCCATAGTGTTAATTGTTGTTATAAGCCCCATCTATAAACAGCTTGCCATTCTCTTGTAAGGCTACATCTCTTATCTGCATACCATCATACTCTAATTGTTTTTTTATCTCAATAAGCATTTCGGTATAGAGGTCATCGGCGAGCATTTGGGCAATGCCTACCCCTACTTCGGGGTGTTCTTTCCACTCGCTCTTCTCGGTAGTAAGGATAGCCTTTTGCTGTTGGTTATCGGAGTAACCCACTTTAAAATCGCCCTCAGATAAGCGCAAGTCGTTCCCGTCATCTATAAGTATATCTTTCATTGCTTGTATTTGCGTGTCGTGCTACGACTGTAATTGGTTCACACTATTTACTACTCTTAAAAGCTCTTCTTTGAGTTGCTCGCCAAAGTTATCTATACCCTCACGCATAGAGGACACATACACCTTAGTATCGGTACCCAGGTTGCCTATTTGTATATTGATATGCGTTTGTCGGCTACCCCCTGCCACGATGTTATCTTTAGCTTTAGCTCCTTCTCCTGTTGGCGTAGTAGCTTCCCCTGTAATAGGACTGGCACCTGTGCTCTGACTATTAGGGCTTTTCATACCGAGCTTACCCATTAAATCATCTTTTACACTCGAAATGCTTTTAAACTTTAACGAGTCCCACGCCTTGCCAAAGGCTTCTTTAGCTTTAACCCCTGCTTCTCCTGCTTTTTTATAACCTTCTGCTACCGATTTGGCACGCTCTTGTATATCGTTTTGTATCTTGCTTATCATTGCTTGGTTCTCGGAACTATCGCCCAAGCCTACCGCCTCTTTGAACTTGTACCAAGCCAACTTACAGAGGTCTACTCCTACCATAAAAGCATTGATAGCGGTATTCCAATGTGCCTTAAAGCCAAGTATAAAAGCCTCCCATAAATATTTCATTCCCTGCACTGTGTTGTCCCACGCTTTACCCCAACCGCTTACGCCTACAATACAGTAGGTAATGATAGCAATAAGGGCAATAATACCTGCTATTATCCACGTAATAGGGTTAGCCAAAAAAGCGAGGTTTGTTTTAATCACTGCCCACGATAGCCTATTTTGCCAAGCCGTAGCAATAGCAGTATAGGTGTTGTGCAATATGAGGGCTGTAGTAAAGATACCTATAGCACCTGCTATAGTAAGAATTATAGGGTTGCCCTCTTGGAATTTTTGTATAAGCCAACCAATACCGTTACCAATGTTTGAAAAGATGATAGCCGTAAGTTCTACCAAAGGAGAAAGGATAGGGCTAATAGCTTCATACACTTTTAAAGCAAGCTCGGTAATAGAGTCCATCATCTTGTTAAACTTACCGCTGAGGGTTTCTCCTGCTTTCTCGGCTCCTTGGTAGAAAAGCCCTTGCTTATCGGTTGCCCATTCAAAGGCTTGTGCCAGTTCCTGTGCCGAGATACCGCCTTTGCTCATTCGTTCTTTGAGCTTTGCCATACTCTCACCCGTACGCTCACTTATCACTTGTAAGGGGTTAAAACCTGCATTTATCATCTGTAGCAAGTCTTGCCCTTGTAGTTTGCCTGCCGAAGTAGCTTGTGCAAAAGCAAGTGATAGGCTCTTCATCTTCTGAGCATCACCCATAGCGATGTCGCCTATATTTTTGAGCTTCCCAAAAGCAAACTCAGAGGAAAGCCCGAAGGACATCATCGTCTTTTGTGCCTCAATAAGTCCCGCTTTATCGTAAGGTGTTTTTACACCATAGTCTGAAAGCTGTGCGTATAAGGCTTTGGCTTTCTCTACATCGCCTTTGAGCAAAGTAGTGATATTGGTTTGTTGCAAGTCGGCTTCCATACCCTTTTTGATACTCCCCCCTATTACAGCTCCTGCCAAAATAAGTGGGTTAGTAGCTATTCCAGGTAAACTGTTTAGAGCTTCTGAAAACCACGTTTTAAGTTTACTTCCATTGAGAGTTTGTAGCCTGCTTACACTCTTTTCTAAGTGGTTAATTTCGCTGTTGTACTTACGGATAGCTGAAAGGCTTCCTATAGGCAACAAATCTCTTTCAGCTTTCAGCAAGGCTATTTTCTGTTGCAAAGTATGTACAGAGGTGCCCATTTGGGTAAAGCCACGAGACACTTTTGCTTGTACTTTTTCTAATTCGGCAAATTTTTCCAACATTATATCGTTGTTTATACCGATTTTTTGTAACTTTGCACTGACAAAGTCTTTAAGCGTTAATGTATATTCTAAAATATTTGCCACAATGAAAGTATTATTATTTTTCTTAAATCTGCTTGCCCTTATAGGTTTACTGATATTTATTACTGTGGGCTTTTTCTATGCTGTTGCTCTTTTCTGTGTGCCTTTCTATGCTACCTATAGGGCTCTTACCGAGAAAGAACCTTATACTAAAAGAAAATACACCACAACAGCTATTGCCAGTACTATTACACTCTTTTTAATAGGACTACTTAGCTTAATGCTCTCAAAAGGAGCTCAGCAAGAAAGAGAACGCGCAAAAGAGCAGACTACTTACACTATTAGTATTACCCGCGAGAGCTATCAGCCTCTTTCTGTCTAAGCCATTCGAGTTCTTTCACTCTCATAGCCCACTCGGTATCGGAGAGCGCGTCGGGATTGACAATGTGCATATAGTAACGCAGTGAGGCGTTGGTAATACGAAGCCAATCCCGCTCCTCGTCAATCTCCGCACTGCTTAGAGCTTTTCCAGCGTTGCCTCTTTGATTTGTATAAGTTCGGGTAACTTGCTACTGGCGGCGAGAAACAGCGCATCGTCTGTCTTTATCTCCTCATCACCTCCAAGCCAACAGTTAGTGAGTACCACCTCGTTGAACTTTAGTGGGTCTTTGGTTGCCAATGTTGAGGCATAGCTAAGGGTATGGCGGTCGGGGGTGCGCAAATACGCCTTTTTACCCTCCACGTTGAGTACAAAAATATCCTTGTACTGCTGTTTCCATTCTTGTATTTGTTCTTTAGTTACGTCCATTTTAAACTGCTTTTAAAAGTTATTTAAATTCTTATTAAACT